CTGAGCTCCAGATCCCGTGGTTAATGGGATCAAGTATTTACCCCCTTGCTGCTAGATGCTAAAGTGTATAGCCACTAACCCGGCTACATACAATGCATCTGGCTGAGACCTGTAACCAGGGTCCCAGCCATCTAGAAAGCCGTTAGGCAATCTAGACCGACGGACTTTTACTCTAGGCGGTTTATTGCTTCGAGGTAAATAGAATAGTCCGTCGCTAACCAAAGCACGGTGGCTCCTTCCAGTAAGTTGATTTAAAACGAACTGGAAGTCACCACTGACATATCCACCGACAGCTAAGGGCATAGAAAATTCTTCTGCTCCTTTTGGGAGCTTGGAAAATTCCATGGCTTTGCTCAAGTAGGTATAGCGCTTTGGACACCCAAGTGTCAAAATCCCTTGATCGGGATTAAGCCACTCAGGTACGAGGTGGGGCTTACCGTCTATATACGACCTCAAAAGTGAAAGAACTCGATGCAGGTTCAATTTCTCTCGCCTGCCCCAAGTCAACACTTGATTGATTACTACATAGACGTCGGCCTCGTTAGCAAGCGACTTAACATAGAAAGGAGTTATATCAACCCCATTTAGAAAGTCACCGCCACAAGACTCACGAAAAGCACCTTCACTGTAGGATTTCTCGTTATTAACGATCAATCCCGCCTTTGTCAAGACGTCTACGAAACCGGCGTACTCGTGTACGGGAATAATAATATCATCCCCGAACACGCAAGTGTTAGACCAGTCGATAAAGAGAACTGGTCCACCACGAGTACATCGGTATCCATAGATCAGAGCTACAAGTATCAGTGTCATGAGCGGGAATGTAAATCCATTCCCCATAGTACTGATCATATGTAACTCTACTTGTCTACCAACATTGCCAGCTTTACCATCGCTGGCAACTGTAATCACGGGTGATCTAAGCTTGATTAATAGATCAAACCATGAACTTGGTAGAAGGGCACGAACAAGATCGATACTTATCATATCGCTGGCAGATTTCAGATCAAGGGTAGCAACTTCCCCTGATATGGATCCGCGCATGGCCATAGCAATATTCTTTTGCTGTTGGTAGCGAATGTCTAAGCCGATATGCCTAAGAGCGCCTTCCAGGTACATGCCTGCAGCAAGCTGCAGACACATATTACCAGAAGGTTCTATGGCAATTGTTCGTTCAGTGTCCTCGTTTTTAGGAACTGTTGTCAGTTTTGAACCCTCAACCTGCATAGTCCCCGAAACTCCTTTATGGCCATCTCTGGCTGTGAAGTAAGGGGAAGAACTGCGCAGTTTACGAACCAAGGGTTCGCACAGAGCGGTGCAAGTCATATCTTGCCAAATCTTATCGGCTGCATGTGACCCTTTGACGCCATTACTAGCGCCAGGACCAAACCGCCAATTCGACCACAAGAAAGACATCTCGAGTGGCTGCTGTATAGCCAACTCATCGAAGGATGATGTAAAACGCTCAAGTATGTTTGTTATAAAATACCGAGCGTTGTCCAAAATCCTACGATCGAGAACTCGAGAAGGTGGTGAGTTAACTTGCAACTCACGTACCCTCTCATTAATCGCCAAGAAATCGGCGATCGCAAGCTCTCGAAGATCTTCTCTAAGGAAGCGCGCCCTTTTACGAGCACGTTGCACCTGCCTCGCTACCGCTGCATTCTGCGGTCCCGAAGCA